CTTGCACCCTCAGCACCACTGTTGACCTTCAGGATTATCTGACCTTTTTCATCATCAGCCGTTCCTTCATGTGAAACTTCAATTTCGGCAAGACTTGTAATCTCTCCTCCAGATTGTTCACCCTCAAAAACAATCTTGCTTTCGCGACCACCGGCAGTATCTTCTTCCGTGCTGTTCTTAATCGTCACATACGGTGCAGTGCTATCGATCTCTACAAACGTGCCAGGTGCAGAAGCACCGATGCCAACGCGCTCATTTCCTGCATCAACAAAAAACAAGTTCGCCTGAGTATCACCTTCAACTCTGAAATCAATATCTTCGCCGCCATCATTGATGACAATCTCACTCGTGCCAATCTCAATGCGCTCAATCCCATTAGTGGCAATCGCAAACTGATTAGCAGCAGGACGGAAAATGCCAGTATCGAGGTCAGCAGCAAAAGAAAGTCCAGGAGACGCAGCGGTGCCGTCCTCCATCAGCATCGTGCCGTCAAGCTCTTGGATTACTATCCAGGCGTCGTTTGCTGAGTTTCTAAGCTTGAGCTGGCCCGTGTTGGTATCTGCCCACCACTGATATGCATAGGTCGTGGCTGGTGAAGTCGCATTACTGTTATTGCTGACAATTGCCGCCAGTGCATTGTTCAAGTCAGCCCTGAAGGCCGCGCCTGAGGCATTAGCAAGAACGTAATCGTGAGTAGCCATTAGGTTTCTTCGGAGCCGTAGCCGACCGCTTGATACTGGAAGTTTCGATCAATTGCAGCATTGCTGCTGTCTTTGAACGTAACCGTGAAACCAGTGCGAGTGGCTGATGTCACCTCATAGTAATCGCCAGAGGCCAGATTGGAAGCTGTGATGCCAATACTTGGGGTTTGGTAAAACGCTTTCGCAAAGGTGACCGCTTTCGCTCCAGCCCCAGAGGCAATCGTGGCGCTGCTTTCCGTTCGAGACTCAAGTTGCATTGTGAAGCCTGCCTCGTCCACAATCGGCGTCTGGTCAACGTGGAACGACTGCAACTCAGCTTTAAATTGGAATTGACGACCAGTAAACCTGCCTGATTCCATTGGTGACCACGGACCAAAATCAATGTCCGATTCCATTTGAATCTTGTCTCCGTCTTCCAGTAGAAGGAAATCGCCATCCTCTAGAAGCATTTCCTCGTCTGTTGTCGCTTGGTTACTGGTACGGAAATACAAGTCAGATGTTGTGTCATCGGCAAGGGTTCCATCCCAATCGCTCCAACGATCAATAAGCTCTTCTCTCTCATCAATCAAATCTTGCGGATACAGACCCCGAGTCGTCAGCTTCCGTTCAAAAGCAACACTGAAGACACCGCCAAGGTCTAAAACGTTATTGAAGAAGTATTCGCCAGTCGCAAGCCGCGTACCAAGGAAATCAACCGAAGATAAATTGTCAACGTCGGTCACGTCATCAAACGATGCGTCACCGTCCAAAACCAAGCCATCGTATTCAGTGCTGAAGAACGTTCCAGATTTGTCCCCTTGGAACGGTGGGGTGTCTTGGTCTTCTCTACGAACTTGAATATCAAGCCTAGGAATTGGATTCGGAAGATCGATAACGGCACTACGAGCGTTTGCGCTGCGATGCTCCTCAGGCGTTTCAAACTTAACGAGATATTCGCCTTCAATAAGTGGCAAAATTGCATAATTTGTTCGCGCTTCAACGCGCCTTAAAAGCGTGCTGTTTGGCCAAGTTCCAGTTCCGTCAAGTTGAGGCGCATGACGAATGATCGCAACAAACGTGCTTTTGTTTAATGGTGTTGCTGGAATCTTCCATCTCAAAACTGCTTGGTCATTTGCTGCGGATTGAATCGTTACGTCTTCAGGGTCAGGAGGCAGAACGATTTTGCTTGGTTCGTCTGGCTCAACTTCAGCAACAGGAACAGTAAAAACAGCTTTAACCCACGCAGATTTTCTGTCAACAGGAGGCGCACCAGTTGAACGAACTTCAAACGTTAAGGCAGTTCCAGGTGCGATTCCATCAATCTCGTAGTTAATGTTTGTCGTCGTATCCGTTCTGTAGTTACCATTTGCAATTTTATATCTGACCTCAAAACCAAACGTGACTCCATCAAGGCCACGGGACCAGTTAGCTGTAACGCGGTTAATAGTGTTGTCGCCTTGATTGACCTGGCCTGCAACTAGCTTTAAGTCGTAGGGCTCTGCCGGTGGATCATTGAACAGCGTGATGTCATCAAAATCAAGAGGAGAACCAAGGTCTGCTGTGTCATAAATACTATCGTTATGTTGAACGCCTGTGATGGCAAATTGACCATCACCATTGTCAGCAACTGACAAGCATCTAAATTTCTGCTCATTGACGCTGCTTGAACTAATCGACCATATCGATTGCGCTAAAGGCGCAGAACTGAAAGACGACGTATTAATTGTTGAACCTGAAACGCTACTGATCGACTGCGTTTGAACCGTTCCATCAGCCAATGTGCAAGTCAATTCATGGTTAGACCCAGCAGGCAACGCAACCGTCTGATCTACAACAATTGCCGAAACCGTCGCACTACTAACGCGACCAGCAAGCCTGACACCTTGCCGCATCTCATCAGATACAGCAAAGATTTGACCCGGCAGGACAACAGCGCCTTGAAGTCCGGTCGTAAAACTAACGACTTCTCCGTCGATCTCTTCAGATGCCAGCATCCAGCGGCCTAGCCGTAATGCTTGAAATCTTGAAGTGACCCCAAAAGCCACGATCTCTTTAGTTTGATAGCCGTACTTAGTAATCAGCTCAGCGTCTTCAACGCAAACATAGTTTGATTTGTAGAAGTTATCAGGGTCGTTGTATCGAACTTTGATGCTTGTGCTACGTGTTTTTAACGATGTCCCAGAATAATTAAAAGCCCCGTTGATGACATTGCTGTTTGAATACAGATGAACAGGAGATAAATCCGTACCAGCTAGGTTTCCGTGGTCGGCTGTGGCTTGGATCGTATTTGCTTGCCAATACAACATCCCACGAAATACGCTTGCGAGATCCTGCAATAAGCTAAAAGCTTCCGCTTGACTACCAATAACAGTGTTGCAAGCAAAGCGCGGTTCAGTCGAGCCGTCTGGATTAGTGACTAACTGATTTGCATATTGAGCAAGAGGGTAAAGATCTACCCAGCTAGTGTTTGCAGCACTAACAAAATCGCCCGCTCCATAACGCTCATTCGTGAGCATGTCATAGAAACAGCAAACCGGGCATGTCGTAAAACTAGGTTTTATCGAACCATCAAAGTTTCCGCTAAATTCCAAGCTGCCATCTGCCCTAGCCGTTGCATTACTAGGTATTTGAACAATGCGGCCTCGTATTTTGTAAGCTCGCGTAGGCAGCGAATTAAACTGTTTCGTAGAAAGCGATAAACCTGCAACAGCGCAAAAAGGGTATCCACTAAGGATTGTTTGAATCTCAATCAGCGAAGTCCAAAAAACCCTGTTTCCACGACCGCTTGACAACGAAATGTTTTTGTTGACTTCCGTAAAGTTTGCAAATTTAATTTCAAAATGATCCTCTCCTAGATCAATCTTGCGAACTCGAATATTCCAAGGGCCGCTGCCATTCAGATTGATTCGAGGCGTTTTGAATTGATAGTCACCAGAAGAAATGCCGGTGATGGTTCGATCGTAAACAGTGTTGTAACTGCTGCCTGATGATTGAACGTCAACAACGACTCGAACGCTACCGTTAAACGCTTGCCCCTTCGCCAAGCCCTCTTGAGCTGTAGAAAACAGAGCGGGGATAGACAGCAAAAGCTCAAAGGCTTCAATGTCTGTATCTGTGATTTGCCTAATAAGCTGCCCTGCCCCATAATCGCGGGCTGTTACTTCGTTCTCAGCGTTAAGCGTTTCGCTGTAATTTTGTCCAATCTCAACGTTTATGTCTGTGATCGTGGAGCTACCATCAGCACCTTGACCTAGCTGGCTCTGAGTCCTGCCGCCTGGCTTGAAATCATAAGAGACATCTGCCTCCGTAAAATTGCGAAAGTTTCCTGACCTGATTGGTGTTTCGTCCAGGAAAATGCCTTCATCCGTACCAACGATGCCTTGAATTGGCCCTTCACAGAGCAAATCAACAAAACGGATGACAGAAGTGGAATTGAGAGCCATGTCAGTAGTCTATCCCCGATTCCTACGCCTACGCCTTTCTCTCTTGTCACGCCTACGCTTTCTTCTTCTTTCACGCCTTCTTTCGCGTTTCGCAAACTTAGCTTGCTGAGCTGATGGTTCGTTTTTATTTTCATCAAAGAAGAAGTTGTAACCTGCAATCATCGTCTTAAGACGACAGCTGCTGTCTGCCTTGAAATCAATGATTTTTATTTTTATTTTTATGCCGTCAGTGTCAGCGCCGATCTTTGCGTAACGGATATAGTGACAAAATCTGTATGTTTGATTGCCCGTCAAAAGACCTTGAATTGTTGAGCGAATATTTGCTGTAACTGGATCCGGCTGCCCGTCAACTTCTGTTACTACTTCAACTTCGTAAGTAATAAAACCATCAACAAGCGTAGAGCCTGCACCACTAACAAAATTAAATAAGCCCTGATCTAGTTCAAAAAAAACTTGAAGATTATTATGACGCGAATCTCCTTTTGCGTCTACATGCGTGTACTTGACCTGATTGCCATTTGACAACGTAAGAATCTTTTCAAACGTTGTACTTGTGCCAAAACGAACCTGGCTTGGTGCCCAAGTCCGCGTTCTTATTCCTGAAACCTCTGCAACCGTATCTGTAATGTTTTCGCCACCAATCAAAATTGTGCCAGGGCCTGGCTCTTTAATAAAATTCTTTAGCGGATCAGACTCGTCAGTAATGTCTACGTTTGCCGAAAGCAGATGACTACCAATTAAGACTTCCCCGTAAGCAACCGGAACAGTTGCGCCAACGCCAACCGTATTAGCCGCCCCAGTGTATGCGTATGACTGTCTACCATCAGAGCCCCGTGTAATTGATTGCGGGCCATCTGTACTTAAGCTATCGCCACTGCTGAGACGATTAGCCCCACCGTAAGAGCCTGGTTTTGGGATTGTCGGCTGAGGCGACAGCATCTGCGAGACGCCGCCAAGAATTAACGACGCACCAATGGCACCAATGGCAAGCGAAGTTGACCCAAACGCTGTTCCAAAAATAGTTGCTGCGCCAGCAGCACCCAAGCCGGGAACCAAGACAGCAAGTGCAACCAGTCCAATACCAGCCAGAACCTTTCCGACCCCACCGCCACTACCCGTGACAACAGGCGTCAAAATTAAGTCATTACTACCCAAAGGCAGCTGCAAATCTGCATAGTCAAGATCTGTCCCAGCCTGAATCAGCCTGTAACCAACCCCGTTCTCGTGAGCATGGATCAGCTCTTCCTGGAACTCAGGCGTGTTAATGCAAAGCAGCTTGATCGCATCCGCAGGAGTGCGCAGGTTGTAATAGGTGTGCTCTACACCGTATTTTTCGCCTAAATCACCCAGCAGCCGAAC